AAAGTGAAGAAATATAACGGTTTTCGCCTGATGCGGCAAAGTGGGGACAGGATGAGACAAAGGGGTACACCCGGAGACGAATTTCTGTGGTATAGTGTATGCTGTAAAAGGTGGGGACAGGAACCGGAGAGGCAAAAGCGGCCTCTTCGGTTTTTTGTTGCCGCTTAAGTTAGGGGGGAGGGAATTGAAACGTGAAAAAGTAGCGGACACGGAGGAGGTGCTGGAAGCGCTGACGAGTATTCTTCGCAGGGAAAACGAGGCCCGGCCCGGCGAGGTGCTGAAGGCGGCAGAACTGCTTGGCAAGCAGTATGGGCTGTTTGGCGACAAAGGATGGCAGGAAGCGGAAACACCCCGGATTGTGGTGAATGTGCCCAAGGAGGAAAAGAATGGAAATCGGGATCAAGGATAAAATACCGCCGGCTTTTCATTCGCTATTCTGGGAGATGTATGAAGGGGCATACGGAGAGTTTTGGCTCAAGGGAGGAAGAGGAAGCGGCAAAAGCAGCTTTGTAAGCATCCTTTTGCTGTGCTTACTGATCCGGGACAGGGAAGCCAATGCAGTGATATACCGCAAGGTGGCGGAAACACTGAGGGAAAGCGTTCTGGCCCAGATGCAATGGGCCGTGCAGCAATTGAAGCTGGAGAAGTATTTTCAGGTTCAGCTGAACCCTATGCAGATGATCTACAGGCCTACAGGGCAGAAGATACTCTTCAAGGGGGCAGACGACCCGGAAAAAAGCAAGGGTGTTAAATTGTCAAGCGGATACTTTGCAGCACTCTGGTTTGAAGAGGCCAGCGCATTCCACGGAATGGAAGAAATACGAACCATTCAGGCCAGCATTCTCCGTGGCGGAAAGGGACTGACCATACTCAGCTACAATCCGCCCGTCAGCGCAGATAACTGGGTGAACAGGGAGGCCCTTGTGCAGGAAGAGGGGCGGCGGGTTCATCAGAGCGATTACAGGCAGATGCCTCAGGAATGGCTGGGGGAGACCTTTATTCGCAACGCAGAAAGGCTGAGGAAGAGAGACGAAAGGGCTTATCGGCACATGTACCTGGGCGAGGCTGTGGGTACAGGCGGACAGGTTTTTGAAAATGTATCGGTCCGGACGCTGAAAAAGGAGGAAAAGGAGCTTGTCGGCAACTGGTATGCTGGGCTGGACTTCGGTTTTGCCAGCGACCCGGATGCGCTGGTGATTTGTGCTTTTGACCGGAAAAGGCGGACGTTGTATGTGCTTGGCGAACATGTGAGGGTGCGGGAAAAAATCAGCCAGCTGGCTGAAAAATGCCGGGAAATGTCCCCTGGAAAGGTGATAAGGTGCGACAGCGCATCGCCCAGGGAAATCTGCGAGCTGAGAGGGCTGGGGGTGAATGCCGTCGGCGTGAAGAAAGGTCCGGGCAGTGTGGAACACGGTATTCGCTGGCTGCAGGAGGCAGAGGAGATCATCATAGACCAGAAGGCTTGCCCGGAAACGGCAAGGGAGTTTTCCTGCTATGAGTACGCCCGGGATCAGAATGGCAGATTCATCGCCGAATGTCCGGACAGAAACAATCACACCATCGATGCGGTGAGATATGCCCTGGAACCTCTGATCGCCCAGCGGGTGGTGAAACTAAGAACAGGAGGGATTCAATGATTATTGTTGACCGGGAATGGCTCGCAGACGGCGAGCCGTCGCCGGAACTGGTGGAAGAGGTAATGAAACAGTTTGAAGGCGAAAGTGCAAGGCTGGAAAAACTGCGCCGCTTTTATAACGGTGAACACGCCATATGCGAGAGATGGCGGGGTGGCGGTGCACCGAATCATCGGCTTTGGCATGATTTGCCCGGGTATATCGTGGCCATGACCAGCGGCTATCTGGCAGGGGAACCGGTACAGTATTCTGCCGGTGAAGCCGATGAAGGGTTTGATGTGCTGAGAGAGGCTTTGAAGAAAAGCATGAGCTCCAGCGTGGACAGCGAGCTGGCTACGGATGCCGCTATCTACGGAAAGGGCGTGGAGCTGTACTATGCGGACAGGGAAGCCATGCCCAGGCTTTGTCAGGCGAATCCGAGAAATGCATTTGTTGTATACGACAACACGGTGGAACATGCGCCGGTATTCGGTGTGCTGATCTGCGACAGGATGGATCAGCGGTACCAGAAGAAGGGGCAGAAAATTACAGTGATGACCGACAGATGGATGATTCACCTGGAGCGGAAAGGTCGGGAGATTCCCTGGGAAGTGAGCCGGGAAAGGCATTTTTTCGGATATGTTCCCATGACGGAATTCTGGAACAATCAGCGGGAGCGTGGCGATTTTGAAGGGGTGATGAACCTCATTGACGCCTATGATATTCTGCAGAGCGACCGCATCAACGACAAGCAGCAATTTACCGATGCGCTGATGGTGATCTACGGGGCTACGGTAGAAGAGGATGCGGAGGGCAGGACGGTTCAGCAGAGGCTGAAAGAAACACGGACGCTGGAAATGCCCGCCTCGGACGCAAAGGTGGAATATCTGACAAAGCAACTTTCTGAAAGCGATACCGAGGTGCTGAAAAACGGACTGAAAGCGGACATTCACAAGCTGAGTTTTGTGCCTGACCTGACGGACGAGGCCTTTGCAGGAAATGTGAGCGGCGTGGCGATGGAATACAAGCTTTTTGGTCTGGAACAGCTGACCCGTACCAAGGAACGATGGTTCCGGGAAGGATTGTTGTGGAGGCTGAGATGCATGGTCAGTTTTCTGAGGCTGAAGGGATTTGAGTTGCCCGAGGCGGAGGAGATTGGGATACAGTTTTCCAGAAGCCTGCCGGTAAATCGGCTGGAAATGGCGCAGACCCTTCGGGAATATGAAAACATGGCACCCAGGAAGCTGCTTTTGGGGCAGATTCCCTTCGTTGAAGATGTGGAGGAGGCCATGAAGCTTTTGGAAAGTGAACAGAAGATAAAAGAAGCCTGATGTACAGGGCTTTTTTTATATATTAAGGAACGCACCGGCAGGAACGGTGCGGGCAAGGAGGAACCATGGAGGAAAAGAACATCAGAGAGGCTGAAAAACAGGAAAACCATGAACTGGACGATCTTTTGAGGGAAAACGTGGCGCTGCAGAGCCAGTTTGACAAAAAGATCAGCCAGGCACTGAACAAGGCGAGACTGGGCTGGGAAAAAGAGCACGGCGATGCAGAATTGCTGGTGAGAAAGGCGGAAGAAAGAGCCGCAGAGCAGGAACGGAGCATGCGGGAGAGGGAATTGGCGGTGGAAATGCGGGAACGCAGGGAAGCCGCACGCATTTCTCTCAGCGGAAGGGGACTGCCCGGCGGGCTGGAGTGCTGCTTGAATTACACCGACGGAGAAAGCCTTGATAGGAGCATGGATGAACTGGAGAAGGCCTTCAAAGAAGAAGTAAAGAAGGCTGTGGAGCTTAAACTGCAGGGAACGCCGCCAAAAAGCGGAGAGGGCAGGAGCTACATGAGCCAGATGCGGGCTGCACTGGGACTGAAATGAAAGGAAAGGATGAAGAATAATGGCTAACAATATTGCTCTGTTTACTGAATTTGTACCGATGCTGGACGAGGTGTACAAGGGGGTGTGCAAGACCTCCGTGCTGGACGGCAATCCGGAACTGGTACATGCTGGCGCAAATGCCAACGAACTGGTGATCCCCAAGATGAACATGGACGGCCTGGCTGATTACAGCCGCAACAGCGGTTATGTGGGCGGCGAGGTGAGCCTTGTGAACGAGACGGTGGTATGCAACTTTGACCGTGGCCGCATGTTTGTGGTGGATAACATGGACAATGCGGAAACCGCAGGCGTGGCTTTTGGCCTGCTGGCAGGTGAATTCATCCGCACAAAGGTGGCACCTGAGCTGGATGCATTCCGTTTTGCACAGTATGCCGGCTGTGCTGACGTGGGCGAAGGCGAGGGTACACTTGAGGATGGCGCAGCGGTGGTGGCTGCCCTCCGTGAGGCTGTGAACGAGATGGACGAAAATGAAGTGAATGCAGAGGAACGCATTCTGTTTATCACTCCCACGCTGCTGGGCAAGGTGGAGGATCTGGACACGGTGAAGAGCCGTGAGGTGCTGCGGGGTTTCAGTCAGATTGTGACGGTGCCCCAGAGCCGATTCTACACCGGCGTGAAGCTCAAGAGCGGCACCGGAGACGAGGCGGCAGGCGGTTTTGAGAAGGCCGAAGACGGCAGTGAGATCAACTTTATGGTGGTGGAGAAGGGCGCAGTGATCCAGTTCTCCAAGCATGTAGCCCCCAAGGTGGTAACGCCCGAGCAGAATCCCGACGCTGATGCATGGAAATTCGGCTACCGTCAGGTGGGCATTGCCCAGGTGTACGAAAACAAGACTGCCGGTATCTATGTGCATCACAAGGCTTGACGGGAGTGATGAAAATGGCTCAACTGGATAGATTACGCCACAGGCTTGACAAGGCTGCGGGGGAGGATGAGCTGCTTTCGGAACTGCTGGAGGATGCGGAAAACTACATTCTTGCCTATACGGGAAGGGAAGAGGTGCCGGAAGTATTGAGCGGAATCGCTTTGGAACTGGCATGTATTCTCTACAACCGAAGAGGCATGGAAGGCGAAATCAGCCATGCTGAGGGAGGCATTTCCATTGCGGTGGAGGGTCTGCCAGAAGACCTGCGCAGGGCGCTGAACCGGTTCCGTGTGGCGAAGGTGGTGTGAGACGATGGGTGTACGCATCGCCGGAAAAAGAAAGGTGACGGTGAAAAAACCGGTGGAGGAAAGGATCGTCAGCGGTGTGGTGCCTCTTTTTGAGAAGGAAGGGTGGACACTGATGGCGGCAATTCAGCCCGTGAGCGCAGAAATGAAGCAGAAGCTCTACGGCGAGGAGAAGAGCGAAGCAAGACTGATGCTGACAGACAGCAAGACTGAACTGAAGGAAGGCTACGGACTGTGCGTGGAGAGAACGGACGGTGTATGCGACTTTCAGGTTGCTGAGCCGGTGGAAAGATGGAGCAACCATCAAAGGGCGGTGCTGAAGCGCATCGGGGAGGAAGAGAATGGTTTTTGACGCAATCAGGACAGCAATCCTTACGGCAGCAGAAGGCGGCGTAAGCGAAGCTGTGGCCGAGGTACAGGCTTTATCTCAGAGCCTGTGCCCTGTGGAGAGCGGCACGCTCCGGGGAAGCATTGCTGCGGAAAGCGGCGGCCTTTCGGGCAGTGTATCCGCAGGAAGTTCCCACGGGGCATATGTGGAGCTGGGCACCGCCAAGATGGCAGCCCGGCCCTTTTTGTATCCGGCCTTTTCTTTGGTGAAGGGGACGGTTGTGGGAAAGATTGCAGAGAAGATCTGAAAAAAGTCGGATTGACGGGCGGGCGGGACGGAGACAGGGAGGGATGAATTTGCTGGAAAGCGAAGGCAGGCGCATTATGGACAAGCTTAAAGAAATTGGCGGTCTGAAAAGCATTGGCCGGGGATGGCAGGAAGGAGAAACTCGTCTGCCCTGCGCTGTGGTGCAGATGTCTGGCGAGAGAGCGGCTGTATTTTCAGACGACAGGGAGTACCTGACAGAAGTGACAGCCTATGTGCGCCTGTATGCACAAAACGCCGGAGAGCTGGAAAGCCTCGGGAAGCTGATACGGGAGAAAATGACAGAAATGAAGTATCAGCGGGAATTTGCCTGGGAGGATGGCAGCGGCCATGCCCTCGGGCTGGTGGAAAGATACAAAACATGGATGACAAACAATGGAAAGGATGAGGATTGATGAATCAGAAACGAGCTGCAACCGGTTTTAAGGGCATGGCCCTGGCTCCTGTTACCGTGAACACTATGACCGCTTACAACACCGAGCCCGGCGAGGCGCTGCCCTATGCCGGCAGCATGACCCGCACCGCTAAGGAAAGCGTGACGGATCTGTATTATGATGACGACCTGTACGCCCAGATCAAGGACGTGATGGGTGAGGATGTGGAGATCCGCATGGCAGAGGTGCCGCTGGAAATGATGGCAAAGCTGGGCCTTGGCAGCTTTGACAGCGACAGCGAGACCCTGGAGGCAGATTTCAATGCTGCGGGCAAGGAGTATGCGCTGCGCTTTGTGGTGGATACCGTAAGCGGTCTGCCTTATTACTTTAACTACCGTGTGTTCCAGCTGACGGGCATCAAGTTTGACAATTTCAACACCAAGAAGGACAGCGTGACGGTGTGCGAGGTAATCCTTACCGGCGTATTCAAGCGGCCCTCTTTGGCGGGACTTGCTCCCTGGGCTGTGATGCAGCTGAAGGAGGACAAGAGCAATCAGGCGGCATGCACTGCCTTCCTGACCGACGCTGAAACCAAGCCTCAGGCTTAACGAAGACGGGTGTGGCGGGTGGGAAAACAGAGGAGGGATGCCTGTGGGCGGATACAGGGACAGTGTGAAAAAATCGCTGCCGAGGGAAAGAAAAATAAGAGGATACACGGTGAAACGCATGCCGGTGGGGCAGTTTCTTCAGGCGATGGAAAGATTGCAGGAGGCACCGGAGGAATTGATGGAGCAGCTGCTGCCGGACAAGGGAAACATTCCCTTTTTTGCGGCTGTAAAGATGATGGATGCCTCTGCGATGAAAACCGTGATCCTGAAAGCGGCACAGCTTGCACCCGGTTTTGCTGTGAAGCTGTTTGCAGAAATATCGGGCATGGAGGAGGAGAAACTGCTTAATGACCCGGACGTTGGTCTGGACGGGCTTTTTGAGCTGATGGAAGCCTTCTGGGAGGTTAACGGTCTGGAAAATTTTTTCAGGGGAGCGGCGAGGATGGCACAGGGCATCCGGGGCTTTGTGAGGAACGCTGGCTCCAAAGGTTGATAGCGTCCGGACTGAGTATAGGGATTGGAAAAAGAGAACTGATGGAGGACTACTATCTGGAGGAAATCAGCGATGTGGTAGGCGAGTGGAACCGTCTGCACAACCCGGAACATGAGGAGATTGTGGAAATGAAACCGGAGGAATTTCTTGGCGGCGGCGGTGAATGGCTGGATTGAAAAGAGGTGAGATAAATGACGCTGGATGAACTGACGGTGAGAATCAACGTTGTGGCCGATGAGGCGATGGGCTTGCTGGATGGCTTAATCGCAAGGGAACAGCAGCTCAGAAGCAGATTTGGCGGCAGCTACCGGGTGAATATGGATACGGGGCGTACGGCTGATATGCTCAGGGAATTGGGGCGATTGGCCGAGGAAACCAGCGGCAGCCTGGAAGGGCTTGATTTTGGGCGGGGATTTGACCAGGCCCGGGCAAACATACAGCAGCTGGAGCCGGATTTTTCACAATGGCTGCGGGGCAAGTATGATGCTATGCTGGCAGAATTGGAAAGGCAGGGCGTGACGGTATCCGGAGAAATGCAGGATGTGATGTGGAATGTGCTGAACAATGCCTTTTCCTTGGGAGAGTTTGATAATTTTGCACAGTTGGAAGCGGTTGTTGAATCTACCCTGACCAGGCTGAGCGAGGCCATGAAGGACCCGGCTCTTGACGGGGCGGTTCAGACACTGGATCGTTACTGGACGCTGATGAGCAGCGGTATGGACAGGCTCAGCGATGCACAGCGGACGGAAATGTCGGATGCCTGGCGGAAACTGTTTGACGATGACGGCGTGATGGTGGAGATGTTGAGCGATATTCCGGGCATTACGGAAAATGCGGCCCAGAGCCTTATGGCCCTTGGACTGAACATGGTAAATGTGGAGGAAGACGCAGGCAGATTTGCAGAAGGAATGCTGGAAGGGGCACAGGGGGCAGAGGATGCCTCGGAGAGATTTTGGGAGACTGCTGAAAGCGCAGATGATCTGGGTGTGGAACTGAGGAACCAGAGAGCGGCCATGCGGGATTTGCTGGGAGAGATGACAGAGCTTGGCAGAAACCGTATCAGCGTTGAAAAACTGAGAGAAATGCGAAGGATGCTGACCCAGTGCCGGGACGGCAGTGATGAATACAGGGATGCGCTGGTTAATCTGAGAAGAAGGATGAACGAGGCCGGGTTCCAGGCGGAAAGCGCAAGCGAAGGGCTGGAAGGGATCGACGATGCAATCGGGGAAGCTGCGGCCGGGGTGTCCGACGGGGCGGAAAGCATCGCCGGAGAGCTTCAGTCAGTGATGAACTGGGCCGCCGGGGCACAGAGAAGCGTTAGAATCAGCGGAAACGTCAATGTGGATACAGGAGGCGCAGTCTCGGCGCTGAACGGGTTGATTGCAGTGGCACAGCAGGCGATATCCACACTGAGTACACTGGGAGTGTTGGGCGCTTCGGGTGCAGTGGCGGGCGGCCTGGCTGGAATAAATGGGATCAGCAGCAAAAAGAAAAGCGGCGGAGGCGGAGGTGGCGGCGGAAAAAGCCGCAGAGAGCAGGAAATAGAAGATTATTATGCTCTGATAGAACACAAGAAGCATCTGGATCAGCTGACGCTGGAGGAAGAGCTGAGGATGCTGGAAACCCTTCGCCGCAGATATCAGCTGAATGCAGAAGAACGCATGGAGTGGGAAGAAAAGGTCTACGATGTGAAAAAGGCAATCCGTGAAAGGGATGCGGAACAGATAGACCGGCTTTCCGACGGCGTGATGGAGGCCCTGGAAAGGCGCTATGAGACAATGCTGGATCAGGAGACGAAACGGCTGGAAAAGAGCAGGGACTCCTGGGAAAAATGGTGCGATGACAGCGTTGCTGCCATCCGGGCGCAGATAGATGCGCTGGACAGACTGGCGGAAGCTGAGGAAAGAGAAGACAGGGATGCTGAAGAACTGCGGAAGATTGAGAAGCTTCGGCAGGAGATGGAGTACGAGCAGGACAGCTTCAACCGGGAAATGCTGCGGATTCAGCTGGAGGAGGCTATTGCCGATCGGGAAGAACGGCTCAGAAAGCTGGCTGTTGAAGACCAGAAGGAAGCCCTGCGCAAGGAAATCGAGCTGATTGAACAGAAGACGGATGAGCAGCTGAAGGCGCTGGACGAGGAAGAAAAACAGATCCAGGAATATTACGATGAGCGGATGAAAGCAGCCAACCTCCAGGCAGAGGCGGAAAAACTGATTTTGAAATCCAATCAGAAGCAGTTGATGGAACTTTTGTACGAATATGTGCCGGAGTATGACGCTCTGGGGCAGAGCATGGGTGAAAAACTGCTGAACGGCTTTATGAAGAAGGCTGGGAGCATCGCTGGATGGTTTGAGAGTTTCAACAAGGGGATTGCCGAGCTTGAGAAGGACTTTGCAAAGGCATCTGTTCTTGCTGCGCAAAGCTTCTACGAAAGCCGGGAAGCGGCGCAGAGATCCTCCGGGGAAGTAGTGGTGAACCAAAGCGTGACCTTTAACGAACCGGTGGAAAGCCCGGGTCAGGTTGCACGGCGTATGGAGGATGTGAACGACGCTTTGGGCCGGCTTTTGGCCTGATGGAGGTGAATGTGTGCAGAAATTGATTTATCAGAACATACTGGGCGAAACGGTGACATTTTATCATGCGCCTTTTGTGCTGCGCCGGGTACAGGGCGTGGGACTGAGTGAAATGCATATCGGTACAACGGCAGGCCAGGAGCAGCAGGGGGAAAGCCTGAGAAGCATACGCAGGGAAAGCCGCCGGGTGAAGGTAACGCTTCATCTGATGGCAGGAAACCGGCAGGAGATGTACCGGCTGCGCAGTGAACTGCTGGGCTGCCTGAGCCCTGAAAAGGCTTTTGACGGCCAGAGAAGGGCTAAGCTGATCTATGAGAATGATTATCTGAAAAGATGGACCTGGGCAACGCCGGAACACGGCCTTGACTGGGGAGAGAGGAAACAGAACGTCCTTCCTGGATTGACGCTGAGTTTTCTTTGCGAAAGCCCGTTTTGGTTTGGAATGGGGGAAAAGGAAATCGCCTTCAGAGAGGCCGACGGGGGTTTTATTTTGCCTGCGCGGATGCCGCTGCGGCTGGGCAGAAAACAATACGATCAGACTCTGTATAATGGCGGACAGATCAGCAGCCCGGTTATGATCAGAATGGAAGGCTGCGGTGAGAAGCCGAAGCTTGAAAATCTGTCCACGGGCAGAAAGATTGCGCTGGTGGAACCGTTGCCTGTGGGAGATGTGCTGGAGGTGAACACCGACCCGGCAGAGCTGAGAGCGGTGATCCTGCGCCGGGATGGCAGCAGCGAAAACGGCTTCGGTTTGTTGAACCCGGAAAGCAGCATATCTGCCTTTGTGCTGGAACCCGGTGAAAACCGGTTGAAGTATACCGCAGGGGGGCAGGGAAGCTCCTGCAAGGTGCAGGTACATTGGTACGAACGCTTTGAGGGAGTGTGACGAAGAATAAATGAACACGATCATGATGATGGATTTCAGCTTCCGGCTGATATGCGAGCTGAGCCAGTACATGAGCCTTACCATCAAGCGAGCTTTTTTCGGCATCGGCGGTTTTCAGCTGACGGTAGAAAGGGGTATGCCCGGATGGGAACAACTGGAAGCGAATCGGCTGTTTTATCTGCCGGAAAGGCCGGGGCTGATGCTGCTGGCGGAAAAGGTGAATATCAACAGAAAAACCGTGACTGTCAGCGGCGTGCAGCTGAAGGGAATCTGCAAGAGAAGAATATGCGTGCCGCCGGTAAAGACGGAGGATGAAAGCGGATACAAAGCCTTTGGTTGGGACCGGTTTACAGGAGATGCGGAAAGCGCATTTTTTCATTTTGTGGAAAACAATGTGACGGCGCCCGGGGACGGAAAGAGGAAAATGCCGGGCTTTGTGCTTGCGGAAAACCTGCACAGGGGAGAGGTTTTGCCATGGCAGGCACGCTTTGACCGGCTTCAGGACGTATTGGAGGACATTGGAACGGCCACAGGGCTGGGATGGGATATTCTACCGGATTTTTCCCGGAAGCAGTTTGTATTTACCGCTGTGGAGGGAAAAGACCTGACACAGGGCAGCCGGAGAGCGACGCTTTCCCGGGAAATGGGAAATGTGGAGGACGGCACGGTGACCATTGATCTTAGCCGGAAGAAAGGCACCATATACGCAGGGGGCAGCGGCGAGGACGAGAAAAGGATGATCCTCAGCGTGGGCAATGCTGCGGAGGGAATCCACCGTTTTGAAGGATGGACGGATATTAGCGGCGCAGAGGATGCGGAGCTGCTTAAAATGGGCGCTGAAAGAAAACTGGAGGGAGAGAAGAGGACGCTGCAGGTATTGGTGACGGACAGTGGTCTGTGCAAGTACGGCAGGGATTACGACCTTGGGGATATCCTCCGGGTGAAAATGGATGGTTATGAGATGGATGCAAGGCTTATTGAAATGGAGGAATCCATGGAAAATGGCCTGAGGACGCTGAAGGCAACCTTCGGCGATGCCCCGGTGACCCTTACCGGAATCCTGAAAACGAGGGAGAAAGGATCGGCAAAATAAATGGCCAAGGAGTTTTTCGGTTTTTTTGACAGCATTGCCGGGGATGAACGGGAGTACGACAGCAACGACTTTTCCCAGATCTTGCAGGCTGTGGTGAAAAACGGCATCAGCAGCCATGCTGCGGATGGATTGAAGGTGGAATGCGACGGGGTTTCGCTGAGGTCGGTGATTCGGCCGGGCGGTTGCGTGATCAACGGATATGTATATGTTCTTTCCGACGACGGGGGAGAGATGCTTTCCTTTGAACACGTTCCTGCTGTGGGCAGCCAGCGTTGGGATCGCATTGTGGCAAGGCTGGACAAGGCGGTGGACAGCAGGAAGATCAGCCTGAAACTGCTTACGGGCACGCCTGGCGAGCCTGCACCGGAGCTGATCAGGAATGAAAGTACCTATGAACTGGCGCTGGCAAGCGTATGCGTCCGCCCTGGCGCTGAAACGCTGACGGACGAGGATATCGTGGATGAACGGCCGGATGACGGGCTGTGTGGGTATGCATCGCCGGTATGGTTGAACCAGAACGTCATCAGCGACAAGGAAATTGACGGGATCCTGATGCTTTGAGGAGGGAAGAAGATGGCTTTTTTGGATGAAAAGGGCTTACGCAGATTTTTTGCGGGGCTGAAGGAACGGTTTGTGAAGAAAGAGCAGGTGATCAACCATCTGGTTATGGAGGAGGAAGGAGGCGTGCTGGATGCAAGGCAGGGAAAGGCGCTGGATGAAAAGAAAGCGGAAACCTTTGAAATGTCGCTGACGATTCCTTGTGCAGGGTGGGAGGCTGACGGTGAGGGCTTTGCGCAGACCATTGACGCTGAAGGCTTGCTGGATGAGGATATGCCTTTTGTATGCCTTGACCTAACCGGCATGGATGCGGAGACTTTTGCAGAAACCCTGGGCCAGTGGCAACGGGTGAACCGTATGGTTTGCAGTTTGAACAGCCTGACGGCTTACTGCTGCGGAACAAGGGCTCCGGAAGCGGATCTGAACATCAGGGTGAAGGTGGTGAGATAAATGGCAGAATGTATTATGGCTGGCAACGGTTTTGCTGCGTGCGGCGAAGTATATGAAATTGTGGAGTTTATTCCGGCGGCATCCTATTCCATGGATGCACAGATTGCGACGAAAATACCTTTTGACGCATCGGCTTTTTATTTCGGCAGGATCAGCTATATGGGCACTACGGTGGCGCAGCCCAACGGCAATGCTGCGGATGGATATGAGCTCCGACTGACAAACATTTCCATTCAGGGCCTGAATGTGGCTGCGCTGAATGTGAATGCGGTGATGCTGGCCTTTGCCGAAAACGGCGCGACAAAAGGTGTTCTGGAATACAGTGCACGTCAGGGCCTGGCTTCGGGCGCAGTGAACAGTTCTTCGCCTGCTGCGGTTACGTTGGGCCCGGTGTGGATGGTACGGAAAATATGAGGAGGAGATAAGCGTGTTTTTTTGCTTTGGCAATGACGACAGGGTGATGATCTGCGCTGAGAAGAGGGTGTTTCCGGAAATGGTGGAGATGGAAGTGCCGGAAGGCTTTGAGCAGGATTATCAGGGAGACTGGAAGCTTGCAGGGGATAAGCTGCATTATGACCCGCTGCCCAGGGAGCAGCCTGCACCGACGGACCGCCAGCGCATTGAGGCGCTGGAAGAGGAAAACCGCTTCCTGAAAGAAGCACTGGAACTGTTGCTTTCCGGCGAAACCGAGGAGGCTGAGGGAGATGGCTAAGAAGAATCCGTGGTGGGATAAGGTACTGAGCTTCAACCGAAAACGCAGGGCTCAGGATGAAAAGGCAGACGATTTTGAAGCCCTTATGCGGGCGCTGCCTCCGGGCCAGGTGAAGAACCTGATGAAGGATGAAGTCTGCGGCGCAATTATGCGAAAATACGGGTTTGGTGAATGACGGAAATGAAGGCGGCCTGCGCTTGGCGGGCCGCTTTCTGACTTGTTGCAGGAAAGGAACGGCTGCGGAAGGGGTTCATAGAATGAGGGGGAAGAAAGGCTGGAGAAAGCTGTTTCTTCCGGAAGGGTGAAGAAAATGTATGACAAGCAAAGAGTGATAGATATTGCGCTGGCAGAAGTGGGCTATCTTGAAAAAGCGAGTGTTGCCCTGCTGGAACAAAAGACGGCCAATGCAGGGGGAGGAAACTATACCAAGTACTCCCGGGATTTGGCGGAGGTAAGTTTCTTCAACGGGAGAAAGCAGGGCGTACAATGGTGCGCAGTATTTGTGGCATGGTGTTTTTTTCAGGCCTATGGGAAAGCGGCTGCTCTTTCGCTTCTGAACCAGCCAAAAGTGTCTGCCAACAATGCGGGAGCGGGTTGCAGGCATGCCATGAATTACTTTAAGGCCAAGGGACGTTTCTTTGCCGGTGAACCACAGGCGGGAGATGTAATCTTTTTTTATTCGGCAGACAGGGCCAGCATTGCTCACATGGGGCTTGTATACAAAAGAGAGGGGCAGCGGGTTTACACCGTGGAAGGAAACACGTCCGGTGGCAGCGGCGTGGTATCCAACGGCGGAGGCGTGTGGCAGAAAAGCTATTCTCTTGATTATGGGCGCATTGTGGGATATGGTCGGCCTGATTTTGGGGAAGCGCCTGCCTATAAGGGACAGGAAACGGTGAAAATGGAGGCCCTGTATGATGAATATACCGTTGAAAAGGGCGACAGTTTATGGAAAATTGCCAAGAATCTTCTGGGCAGCGGAAAAAGATACACGGAAATACAAACCCTCAACGGGTTGACCGGAGATTTGATCAGGATAGGACAGAGGTTGAAAATGCCCCGATGA